CACCAGCGACACCCTTCAAACCATCGCGCATACCGTTCATAGGCTTAGTAGCCTTCTCGGTAGTAGTGCCTAACTGCTTCAGTTGCGATTCGACCTTAGAGAGTTCAGCCTTCAGCGACTCAACTTTCGCGGTAATCTCAATCGCGATAGGAGGCAATTCGGTAGCCATTACTTCAACCTCCTAGCGACAGCGCGTAAAAAAATCTCATTCACACGAGGCACAACTTCTTTATACGCTGGCCCCATATAAGGATACCCGCCGTTATGCCATTTCTCGCCTTGCCAGTTACGGCCACCCAACTCAACGGCCCGCGCATAAATAGCCGTAGGCGCGACAGTAGCCTTATAGCCACCACCGTAACCCGACACTAGACGCGTAGTAATCGACCGACGCAACTGGCCCGTCACCACATTCGGGAAACCGCCGGCCGGACCCTTATGGTAAGGCGGGTCCAGCCGCGGCCATTTGCCTTTAGTGTTCACGCGGCGGCGAGTGCCTTTGAAGTTTCGTTTAGCCTGTGCCTCAAACGCGAGGGCCGTCTGCGCTACGCCGTAAGCAATCGCCTTCTCGTATTTACCTTCGGCTTGAGTCAAAGCACCGAGGACAGCGTTCAGGCCCTTCGTGTCGATAGTGAGTTCAATCAGTTCGGGTTCCTCACTTCCTCAACAATGTTGCCGATAGCCAACAACATCTGCACTAACCGAGCCGGCTGCCGGTCAACGACCTCCGGCGTCCAACCGAACCTATCCGCGAACAGGAAGTATTCCCATTCCTCGTCAGGGTAATGGAAGTCCGGGTGCCGCTCATTACCCTTCAGCACCCATCTTAGGTTCTCTAGTTGCTGGTAGGGGCTTTTGGGTCAGCGTCGCCCGAACCACTAACATCAGGGTTCATAGCCTCAACCAAAGGCGCAGCAGCGTCACGAATGAAGTCGTAATCCAGCGGAGTCAAAGCGTCAAGGCTCTCACGCTTCACCGATGGAATAAGAGCGTCATACGACCATTCGACAATCGCTACCGCCAACAAGTTATCCATCAAATCGAATGCTTGCTCGGCGCGGCTTGCGTCGTCGTTGTAGCGCATAACCTTTTTACGGTCGCCGTGAGTAAACTCCTTCACATCTTTCAAAGTGACGGACTGGCCCGACGGGGTCTTGATTACTGGCATTGCTTATCCTTCCGTTCCCTTCCAGAGATTGAAGTAAGCGGGGCCGGTGGAAGGGTTGCCCAAAGGCTCCGGCCCCGCCTACGCTTTTTAGATGTAGGAACCGCTAGCGACTGCGTTCTGGAATACCCACTTGATGTTGCTGTAACCGAGGGTGCTACCAGCGTCAGTAGTGTTAGCGATAGCGGTCAGGTCGATGTCAATCTCGACATAGTCCTTGCTGCGGTCGATAACGGCTACGGTGTATGCACCCTTAGTGATAGTGGCCTGAATCTGGGTAGCCGACGCGCCCGAACCGTTAGCCCAGTTCAGGACGATGGCTGGCTGAGTGTTGGTCAGGAAGCGAGTCAGTTCGGTGTCTGCCTCCATCACGAACTTGAACTTGCCGGTGGTGCTTAGTGCGCCGAGGAATACGCTGTATGGGTTCTGGGTGTTAGCCAGACCGTAGATAGCGTTAGCGGCGCGGGCCAGAGTCAGCGAACCTTCAACCGCGTTGCTGATGGTAGTACCGCCGATACTGACGGTTGCTTGCCATACTGGGGTAGCGGTGATGGTGGTGAAGGTTGGGGTCGGGGTGCTGGCGGTCGATGAAATCCAGCCGGTTCCCTTAGCGTCATACTCTAGGAGGCCGGTGCTGCTGAAGTTCAGGGTGAAGTCGTGAATACTGATGCCCGGGTAGGCGCGAACATTCGCGGCGTAGAAGTCGGTCAGGGTTACGCTGGTAGGCTGCGCGTCGGCTGCGGTAGCGGACGCGTTCTTCAGCGAAACGGTGTGAGTGTAAGGTGCGCTCGCACCGGTAGTCGCAATCGAACCCATCAGGGCCGCGATAGGCCAGACGATAGTGTCAGCGAATACTGGGCCACCGAAGTCAACGGTCGAACGGGTGCGGCCCGGAATGTATTGGTAATCCTTGACGAGCGAACCCTGCGCCAAGTCGCTAACCAGCAGCGGGTCAATAATGTCCTGCGGCTTCAACTTGCTGACGGATACAGGAATGTATGCGGTAGGTGCTACTGGGGTTCCTTCGGTAGTTTCCTTGGCGATACCAAGGTAAGACCGAGCAGAGTTTTGAACAGCCATCAGGCTTCTCCTTAGTTAGTGGTGGAATCTACCGAAGCGTCTTCTACGGCTTCGGAAGTATCGGTTGCGGAATCGGTTACAGTAACCTCGGTAACGGCCTCTACGGGCGCTTCAGGAGCCGGAGAACCCGCCTCCACAGTTACCTTCGCTTTAGTGACGGAAACCAGCGGCAAGCCAGTCAGGTCGTCAGCCTCAAAAACATCACCCGGGGCAACAGTCAAACCGAGGGTAGGGAACACGACGGTAGACTCGCCGTTGTATTGGTAACGCGCCATAACTAACTCCTAATCATCTGCGTAACGGTGAAGTTGAGGGTTGCCCAAATCTCGGTCGCGCCTCCGTCATTCGTCAACGGTTCACCGAACTCTGAAGTGATGTCCGGTTCCGCGGCTTGCCAAATGACATCTCCACTTTCCATACCTAGTCTATGCCCGCCGCTGCGTAGACGCGCCTTTACCGCATCAACCACAACATCGAAATCGTCCATCGCGTCCTGCGAATAGTTGTGCATACAATGAGCGAACAACTGGAACTGCACATCAAAGTCGACGCGCTTCCAACCGTCATACGCTCCACCGACCGCGATACGGTCTTCGGTTTCACGAACAATAAACACGACACCCGCCACGCGGCAAGCACTACCGACCGGAGCGTTCTGTTCAAAGTTGATGCGCTTAGGGTGACTAGCGAACACTTGATTCAGGTTCGTGATACCGGCAGTCGCAATCCAGTCGCCGACCGCGTAACGGACCTGAGTGCGGCTACTAGCGGTCGTCATTATCGAATCCTACGGAAAGGCTTCAGGATTTCTTCGGCGATACGCTGCTCGTTACCCATAGCGTCGTTCGCGCTAATCTGGCCGCCGGGCCGGGTAGTGACCGCCATAGTCAGGGAGGCGTCGCCACGAATCTTCAGGAACGCGGAAGTCATAACGATGGCGGCTTCTTTGATGGCGGCCGGGAGAGCCGAGACCGTCACACCGACTGCGTGAGCGTAGAGCGTCGGAGCCGCGAGGGTTACGACTGCGTTGCCGTAGGTGTAGGTCGTGCTGACCTGTATACGCTCCGTGTTAGCGCCATCGAAAATAGTTAGCCATTCGCCCGGCACGATACCGGTCGCGTCGTCAACGGTAATACTCGATACGCCGGCGTTAGCCTGAACATCGAAACTCGTATTCGCGTAACCGTTGATGTAGGTGTATTGCGCGTAAGCGTAGCGGCCCTGCGACACCGGGAAACCAAACGACAACGGACCCTGCGACGACATCGTCTGCGGCATCTGCGCGTAAGGGTAAATCAGAGTCTGCTCTTCCAGCCAGCAGACGCTAGGGTCTGGGGCCGACCACATCTCGTTCGGGGTAGCGCCGAGGCTAATCGCGCTCACGCTCACGATAGGGAAATACTTCGGGTGGATAGCGACCGTTCCGTCGTTACGGAAACGAACCCGCTGCTGCTCCGTATCGACCGTAGCCGAAAGGACCTGATTACAATATTGGTCAATCCAACTTGAGGCGCGTGTAATCGCGTTACTCAACTCCGCGTCCTGCGCCGCCTGATTACCACCAACAACAAGGTTGCCGTAGTCCAGCGCGGTAGGCGCATTCTTGAACTCCTGCAACGACAAGTAAGGCTTAGAAACCTGACGGCTAATCGGACTAATCGCGGTAGTCATTCTTCACTCCACACTTCGGGCAATCGAACGCCTTAAACAAACTTACAAAAGAACACGCCGAACAACCATAACCCGGCACATTCCCGAACGAAGCATCAGACGCAATCACCATACCTTCCGATACGGCTTGCTTCAAATGCTTACTGTTCTCAATGTTGATGAAACCCTTCTTGTCTGCGTCATACTTCGCAGTACCGTTCTCGGTAGTAACATCAATCCCTTTTACCCCAGTAGGGCCAAATAACTTCGCCACAATAAATCCTTCCAGTTAGGCGAGAAGGGAGGCGCAAGAAACCAAGTAACTCACGCCTCCCTCCAACGGTTAGGCTATTACGCCGACTTGATACCGGTTACAATACCGTTCCAAGCAGGAGCGTAACCCACCAGAGTACCGCGCCAGTAGGTGCTGAACTCGTAAGCGAACTGGGTTACAGGCCACTGAATACCCATGTAGTCCTGAACATTGAAAATCGACCAGACATCCGAAACCTCGGTGTCAGGGATTGGCAAGGTGTAGGACATGACAGGGGCAACACCCTGTGGCAGCCATGGGTGGACGGTCAGGTCAACCAACTTACCGGTGATTTCGTTGTGAAGACCACCGATAACAGCGCCACCAACATAGTCGCCCGACTCACTCTGGGTGAGGTTCAGACGGTAGTTAGCGGTGCTGCCGTTCTTGATTGCGTCCGACAACTGCTTGCGGTCTGCACCGTTCAGCAGGATTTCGTCTGGGTCAGCCTTTACGGTGTCCCACATGGTACCGAATACGGTCTGGAACTCCACGCCCGGGTTGCTGGTGCTGAACTGGCTGTTGGCCTCGTTCACGACGCCGCCGCCCGAGATAATCTGTGGAATGATACCGTCGTAACCGGTTGCGTATGCCGACGAGTCAACGGTCGGTGCGGTGCGAGTCGAAGTAGTCGAGTAGATAATCTCGTCGTTGGTCGACAGACCGCCAGCGCCGTTTACTACACCCTGAAGCGAAGTGAAGCGGCCCTGATACTTAGCGTTAGCGTTACCGGTAGTGGTTCCGATGTAGACATTGGTTCCCAGAGCGCCGACCACATTGTTGACGGTTACGGTCAGGACATTGCCCGAGGTAACAGCCAGCGACTGGACGGTCGAAGAAACCGACTCACCGAAAGCACCTGCGTCGCTGGTTGCGTAGACATAGTAGGTGGTAGCCGACAGAGCGACCTCACCGTTAGCGGCTGCGCGCTGACCGAGGGTTACGGTAGGAGCGGCAAGCGCACCCGACAGACCCGAAGCGGTTCCACGCGACATCAGCATCATACGCTCCTCCATCAGCATCGAAGCGTAGAGGGTGCTGGTCGACGACAACTGGCGCAGGTCCTGATAGCCAAGGCCCGAGAAGTTAGCGTCGAACGACACGCTGTCCGACAGCGAGTAACTGAAGTAAGGGAATACGACATCGTCAGCGGTGTACGAAATCTTTGGACCGCGCTCGTAGTTGATGCTACCGAAAGCGGTAGTGGTCGACTCCGAGATACCCGGCCAAATCTGACCCTGACCACCGGTGCCAGTACCGGTGTAACCGGTGATGCGCTTGATGCGGTGGCTAGTACCGACACCCTTCTTACGAGCAATCTTGTTGCGTAGTGGGGTTGGTCGTGGGGTCAGCAGTTTCGCTGGGGCCTCAAGGTCGAACGCTGCGAACGACGACGAAAGAGGGTTAGTAAGGGTGATGTCCTTGATGATGTCTGCCGAAGCGGTGCGCTGCGCGGCGAGAGCCGAGTTCAGAGCGCCGAGTGCGTCAGCGGAAATACCCTTGTTGGCTACGAGCGACTCAATCTGCGCGACTGGGTCGGCCGAAGGAGCAACACCCGGGGTGGTGCTTGCGTTGTTGAACGACTTGTTCAGTTCGGACTGATACTCGTCGAACTTCTGCGCCGCCTTCTTAGCGGTCACATCACCGAATAGGTCGGTGGCCTTTGGCATCTGTGCCATTATTTGTCCTTTCGTGCTTTGGCTTCAAAGTCTTCGGCCATAGCCTTGTATCCGTCAGCGAGAACCTTGTCCTCGGTGGCGGCGGCCTTAGCGCGATACTCTACTGCCTTAGCGAAGAAATCGTTTGTGGTGAGTAGCGGCTTCTCGGTTGCGGTCCGCTTAGGTCCGCCTGTGGCCGCCTTCGCCATAGCGCCTTCAAGGTCCTGCTCCAACTTACTTGCCTTCGCCTTCTCCGCCTCAAGCGCGGTAGTGAGGGCTGCAATCTCGTCGGTTACAGAAGCCTTAGCGGACGCTACGGCCTTGCTGATGATGAGGTTTACCTGCTCGTCATCAACGGTCACACTCTTAGCGACATCACACATGCACTCGTCTACGGACTTGTTGCACTTGTCGCACATCTTGTTTTCCTCCTCGGCGTCGGCCGACAGGAAAATACCGGCTTCCTCTAGGGAAGGCTGGTCAGGGGTCACGCCCGGGACTTCACCCTCGGCTACTTCGCCCTCGTACCAGTGGGCTAGGTGCTTCGCGGCGCGTAGGAGTTCCTTGATGGAGGCCCGCTCGTCGTGGCCTTCCTTCATTTCCTGCGCCTCAACCGAGATAAGGTCAGCAATTCCACCGACCGCGGTGTCGAACGCGCCTTGGTCAAACTTGTTGACGGTCGCTAGGAGGCCCTTAGCGGCTTCCAGAATCTGAGTTTCGGCACTTACCTCAACCTCGTCAGCCGGAGCCTCTACCGGTGCTTCTACGGCTTCCGCTGGCGCTTCTACGGCCTCGGCCTCAACCTCGTCAACGACTACTGGAGCCGCCTCCTCAATCGGGGTTTCCGGCTCAACGCTCTTAGCGGCCCACGACGAAGAAGCAAGTTCGCTCGGGGAAGGAATCATTGTCTGGTCTACTGCCATTAGTTCACCACTTTCCATCGCCTTTGCGATAGTCATTTTTGCGCTTGGGTTTGCTGGGCGGTCCACCAGCGAAATCTCTACAATCTGGCCATCAACGATACGGCCACCGGCAGCCTTGACATCGCGGATAACGCGAGGCCCGCGGATACCAATACTGAAACCCTGAAGGACACCCGCCTCAACCTTCTTGACGGATACCGGGTCCACGACGAGGGCCTGAATGTAATGCCCGTCAGCCTTCTCCTCGTAGTCGGTAGCGACACCCGCAGCGATGTTGCTGTGCTGTTCACGAATGTTGCCGCCGGAAACGAACCAGTCAGGCATAGCCTTACGGAGCCAGTCGTTGTCGCAAATCTGCTGGTCGACATCTAGGGTTTCGTCGGTAGCCTTACCGTAAACCTTTAGAGTGCCGTCGACCTGCTTCTCGCTCTTGACGATGGAAGCGTAGCCGTAACCCATTTCTGCCATAAAGTGTCCTTTACGATTAGTTCAGTCTTATCTTACGACTACTACTGCCTACAAGCCATCACGCCGAATAGATGATGGATACCGCGCCGGCTGTCGTGCCGCCGGTAGATACGGCATAGAGTTCGTCGCCGGCGTTCATCCAGATTTGGACGCTGCTGTTGCTGGCGAGTACGGACCCGCCGCTAGGACCGACGGCTACGGTTACTTCAGCGTCGCCGATGTAGATGGGTTGGTTGTCGCGGTTGAAAATCTGGACCGCGGTATACCCGGAGCCGGGGGAGGTCTTGATGATACGGGTAGGTATCGTGTTGACGGTAGCGTTCAAGTGAACCAGCGCCATTAGAGTTCTACTTTCCAGACCGGTGCAGTTTCTTGGCCGAGCAGCCATTGCGCCATTAGCCGGTGGTGGCCGTCCAAAATAATCATACGACTGCCGTCGTCGCCGACGATAGGTAAGCTACGGAACGGGGTAAGGGCCTGACCCATTGCTTCTATGTGTTTCTCTACGCGTTTCCGGCGGAGGTAGGGGTCAGTACCGACGAGGTCGCCGAGGGTTACGATTACCTGCACCGCGGTATCCCACAGGTTTGGGTCTACGGTTGGGGCCGGGGTCGTAGCCCATGGGGATTCGACAAACTTCTCTGCGCGTTCGCCGAGGGTTGGGTCGGCGGGGTTGGGGAGGATAGCGAGGCGGGAGAGTGCGCGTTCGACTTCGGCGGGGCCGGGAACACCAGCCTTTGTAATCGACTTCTCGGCCGGCGGGTTTATCGTGATGGCGTCAACATCATCTGTTGTTTCTACGAAACGACTCATGAAACTACTCTAACTTTCAATACTGGAATGTACGCTTCTGGGTCTACTGGCGCGATAACCTCAAACTTACTATTGGGCGGAAGAATGAACTCTTGTTCCGACATTCCCGGTTGAGGGTCGACAACACCTCGAAACGCGTCTACGCTAAACGCGCGAGTGCCGCTTGGCATTTCTGCTTCAATAAGTAAACGGTTGGCGTTGCCTCGCGCGAATGACGAAGCGATGTTGCGGTCTTGCGATAATGCCACAAATCCCTCATCAGTGAAAGTTTGCCCCACCTCTAAGCCATACATTTGTTCTGCCCAGTATCCATTGAAGCCACGATAAACCGTTTTTGATTCTGTCAATGGTGGTGTTTGTTCTATCAAAGACAAAAGGCCGTCTTTAGTGCGCTGGTCATAAGCACCGAGTTCTTTACCGCTACGAACTCTGCGATTGAAAATCTCGTATCTTTGGCTTTGCCATTCATCTAGAGCGTCGCGTTGTTGCATAGTTGCGGTCGCTCTAAGTGGGTGTGCCGCACCTGAATCAGTCGCTACTACATCGTTGATAGCATGACTCGCACCACTAAACACTTCCATCTCGGAATCAACGAAGTCGCCGCCGTCCTCCAAAGGCACGACCGGCAAATCAGCACCATCATCAACAACCGGAACCAGAGTGCAACGGCAGTTAGGGTGCGCCGGTGGCTCCGTATCCCCCGAATCGAAAGCCTGACCCAACGGAACACGCTGCCCGTCCAGCGGCGCGCAAATCTCCTCGCAAGGGTCCATACCCAACCATTCGACCTGCTCCACACCAAACTCGCCATACTGGTCCACCGACGCGACCATCATCGCGCGGGCCATCTCCGTAGTAGCAATAGTCAAGGCGCGGGCCGGGTCAGCCGCGAGGCGGTCAATGTTGCTGGTAATGAACTCACGCGCTACCGACGCTGCCGTATCTCCGCCGCGTAAAGCGTCAGCGAGGATAGTGCCGACGCGGTCATAGTTAGTTGACGCGATACTACTGATGGCTTGCCCGCGGCGCTCCAATAAGGTGCGTAGGCCTCCCGGTGGCCGGACTAAGTATTCGCCCGGGTGGTTGCCGGGCTTCCAGTTGTTCCAGTCGAACCCGACATAATCGTTCAGGTTAGGTGCGGCAGCCTTCTTGAAGGTGCGTTGCGCTAAATGGCTACGCGCCGAATCTACGCCG